GATTGTTCGTGTTTCTTATATAGATCAGTTTGTCTAAAATCACCACAAAATATAATTTTTGATTTTTGACCAACTCTTGTCATAATACTATTTAATTCCATGTCTGTCATGTTTTGACATTCATCAACTAATATGATTGAATCATCTAAAGTTATGCCTCTTACAAATGATGTATTCATAAAACTTATATTATGTTGTTCAGTTAATCTTTGATAAGCATCTCTTTTACCAAAAAGACTATCACATATTTCTATATAAGGCTTTTCATATACTGCTGTTTTTTCGTGCTCATCACCAGGCAGATATCCTATATCTCTTGACGGCACAGCAGATCTTACTATTACTACTTTTTGTTTTGGTTTTCCTTTTGATAATATTTCTTCAATTGCTTTGTATAATGCAATATATGTTTTACCAGTACCAGCGACTCCATGTAAGATAATAAATTTTGATTCGTTGTAAAGTTGAAAGAATTTTTGTTGGTTTCCAGTTAAAGGTTCTATTTGAAATAAATCATCTATCTTTATTTTTAACTTATTGTTAACTGCTACAGATAGATTTGTTGGTTGGGTTTGTACAAAATTTCTTTTGGCCATGCATGCCCCTTAAAGTTAAGTTTAACATATCACGTGTCCATAATCAATTTCTCGAAAGTTTATCACCTAAATTATTTCTACTACCTCCAGTCTTTTCTTTTATTTTTGATAGTACTTCTCTAAATCCATCATCAGGACCTTTCATGCCCATACGAACAAGATCACCTAAACCAGGAAAGGTTAAGTGTATTTGTTCGAGATGTGGATTGTTTTGTGTAAATTCTGTGTGTTTATGAACGGAGAATTTATGTTCTTCAACATCACCAGTGTCTTTATTTTTAAATGTATATGTGGCCATTATTTTTATTTAGGGAAAAATGTGGTTATGATTATAAACTTGAAAAGATATTTTATTCTTGCACTCTTTAAGTAATTTATTTTTAGCGCTAGTTAGTGTACTCAATGAATTAAACACACCTGCAAATTGAGCGTTTTTTTCGCGACCTTTACTATCCATGACTTTATATTCAAGCACGTAAAATTCTTTCATACTATGCTCCATAATATCCTTTTCCATTAGTTTCATACATTGAATCTACTCTATATGTTTGATCCGAAGGTCTATCTAATGGAAATGGCCACGTTGATGCTATAGATTCAGACTTATCTGCTATTTTATCAGCATCAGATGAAGTAAAAGTATATTCAGTTTGTCCTTGTCCTTCTGTAAATTCAAAATTCATAAAATCTTCTACTTCTGGGTTTCTGGATTTGTCTGATTGTTCAACTTCAGAATCTAAATCATCATATAAAGCATCATCTTCATTTACTAATGTTAGATAGCCTGATTCAGTATATCCAATACTTCTTATAAAGCAATTTAATTCTTGGACTAAATCATCTTCATCATTAGCAGAAAATTCATATGTTAATTTAGATTTAGAAGTTTTTTCTTCTTGAATAATAGTATATTTGTATTGCATTAATTTCTCCTCATGTTAGCATGATCAATAGCATCAGCATTGTTAAAAATGGGAACGGGATTAGACTTATGAAGAGTACTAACGCCAACAACACTCGAACCGGTATAGACATTTTTCTCTTTTTTAAGCGCTGGGGAAAAGTCTTTTGAATTAAGACTTGGAATCTTTTTAGTTTCTCTAGGAAATACTCCAGATACTTCAAGTGTGGCTTTCTTTGCATTTAGATCACCTTGCAAATGTGCAGGCAATATTTTACGTTTAGAATAAGGATTAATGCCAAGTTTTCTACTTTGTTTAGATTTACCATAATTTAAGAATTTCATCGCTTTTCCTTTTAAGTTTTACCTTTTGTTTTCTTAGTCTTTTCTTTTATTATAGCAGCAGGTAATAAATCAGGGAATGTTTCTCTAACTAATTTTTCTGTGATTGAAGGATATTTTTCTTGTAACTTTTTATCTTTTACGTCACATATTAAATTTGCTTCTGACATATGTAATCCCCCTAACATTTCTATAAAAAGTTGTTCTCTCCTAGAAGCAGCTAAATTTTGTTTCGAATCAAGCCAAATGTAAAATCTTCGAAATTCCTTTTCAAGTGTAGTGTCTTCCATACCAGCAGGTTTTCCCTCATTTTTAAATGGAGGCTTTCCTTTGGGCAATAAAAATTCAACACTTGGATTAAAGTTATAACCTAACAAATGACCAACAACCTTATTAATGTATGCTTCATTTCTTAATAAATTTAATCTGTCTAAATCATTGGCTTGCTTTTCTACCATATCATATACTTCGGAAACTAAATTTCTCATACAAATTCCTCTATAACATCTAACATTTTACTAAGTTTATGCTCATTAAAATAATTTTTTAATATATCTTTGTTTAATTCAATATCAAAAGGAGGTTCAGCTTTAATAAAGGCTAAATCAATAGCATCTTCTATATCTTGTGGTATCCTGGATAAATCAACCAACGTCTGATTTCTTTCATAATTAGTCACAAAAGTTGAATCTTGAGGCATTTCAGCATGATTTTTTTTCCACGCTTCTAATTTTTTAGAATGTATTGGTCTTTGTCTGTTACCTTTCACAATTGCATCATCATCAGTTAATACGTTAGGAACACCATCACCTTTATCGCCTTTAATAATATGTTCAAATAACACATCTTTTGGATCAATGCTACATTTAACAAATTTATTTTTTATTGGAGACCATTGTTTAACTTTATCGTATTTTTGCAATTGCATAAAATCATGATCGCCTGATATTATTATAATAGGTTCATTTGAATGTTTTTTAACATAAGTAGCTATAATATCATCTGCTTCTGCTCCCTCCACTTCAACTACTGCCCAAGGAAAATTATCTTTGAGTTCTTTTTTAAGCATATTAATAGTATCAAAAATTAAATTCCAATCAAATCCTGAATCTTGTCTTGCTTTTTTTCTATTAGCTTTGTAAAAAGGAAAAACATCTTTTCTCCAATACTTTTTACTATCACATGCAATTGTCATGTCTCCGTATTCATCTTTAAATTGAGTGTAATAACTCCTTACAGTATTAATAACCATATGACGAATTAAATTTACATCTAATTTGGCTTTTTTATTATTACCAATATCAGCCATAATATTGGAAATCACTGTTTGTGAATAATCTACTATAATCATGTATCACCTTTTGTCGAATATATATTGTAACTTAAAAAAATATAATATTCAACGTTACTATTTGGTTAGTTTACTTAATTTGATTTTGACCAAATTTATTCGGTTTTATTTTCGTTTTTACTTGTTTAAATACTTTATCTAAAACTTCTTTTGGTATTTCAGATATTTCATTTTTATCTACTACTTCCTTAGAATCATCATATTCATCTAAATTAACCGTTATTATTTTTTTGTTTTTAGTACCTTTTGGTCTGCCTCTTCTATCTCTTCTATTTAAATCTATACCATATACTACTTTGACTTCTCTATTAGCTGCTATCAAAAGAATAATAGCTAAAGGATCAAAAACGAGCACTATAATGATTATGACAGCTCTTACAGCCTTCTCTATGAGCTTCTTATCAGCTTCTCCATATATGAAATCAGCTATGTATTTTATAGGCCCTACTTCAGCTTCAAACACTATTTGTTCTCTATTTAAAATAAATTTTTTCTGTTGAAAACCTGACACTATCTCCTGCGCATCATCTATAATTTTATTAAGTTCGACTCTTTCAAGTTTTTGTTTTTCTCTTGTTGCAATGGCTCCAGTTGGACCTCTAACTCTATCAAAATCCATGAGAGTTTGAACTGCTTGATCTAGTTGTGATATTACTAATTCAGCATCAGTTATTCTTTTTTGTTGTCTTTGAACTTTTTTATCTATCAATTGTATCTGTAATGTATTATCACCAGACACAGTTGTTTGTTCAATATGAGCTTTTGATAAAAAACCAAAAATGCCCATTGACGTTATAAACGAAAGAATTAAAACAGCTGATGTAAAATAATATTTGAGTATAGCTGGAGATGTCGTCCAGTTTCTATACAACCATGATGCGGCAACTAACTTAGATATTTCTAAGCTAACGCCCATTATGATAATAGGGATCTCTGCTGCTGGAAATATTGAGACTAATCCAACAATAGAATAAAAAGCGGCTACAGCAGATAAAAATAATGCTGAACCAAATAGTAGAAATATAAATGTCATAGTTTTAAATGGCTTTTGTTTACTCGTACGTTAATTATACCATTATACCATTTTTTAGAATCTTCTAGAACTGTGCGCGAAAACTGTTCTTTTGCTTCAAG